CCGCCAGCCTCATTAGTTGTCACGCCCTCCCCCGCCGCTCCCCTACCACCCGCACCATACTTTGTGGCGTTTTGCCCCGCTATAGCACTATTTGCGCCACTATTTGCAAAAGTTGGCCCACCAAAGAATGACGACCCGCCCAAACCACCAGGGTACGCAGTAAAATTACCTCTTAATCTTGGGCCTCCAAAACCGCCATGAATTACTATATCCCCGCCGCTACTAGCACTATTTACACTTGTAGGCGGATAAAAAGTATTGGTTGCAGCGGCAGTATGTCCTGCACCCAAAGCTCCGCCTGTGGCTGTTAATGTCAATCCACCATCACTAAAAGTTGTAGTGCCACCTGCTGTTCCGTTGTTTGCGCCAGCCGCACCGCCCGTTCCTCCAGCACCAATTGTGTAGGTATAAGACGCAGAGGGGCTTGTGATTAGTTTGGCTGTGTAACTACCGCCATTCCCACCTCCTGCTGCAGCACCCGTGCCAACACCTTGTCCATCAACGCCACCTCCGCCACCGCCGCCACCTACGCACTCAACATAAAGCGCACGGGCATTCGTTGGGGTTGTGTAAGTTGCCGCAGTTCCAGAGGTTAGGTAGGTAATAGCCCCCAGAAGGTAGGTTGTGTTACCGTTTATTTCAACTGCTGGGGTATCTACGCCGTCAGTTCCGCTAATAACTACAGTCATTGTTGTACTCCTTGTTCATCTGCTGGCAATGGTGTGTTTCCAGCCTCAAGCCATGCTAGGTAGGCTTGATTGTTTAATGTGTTAACCCAATTACCTGTTGGCACACTATCAAAAAACTCTTGTGCAAATTCACTATCTGAACTTAGTTTATATGTTTTCATTTTTATAGCTCCGCATCAGCACTAAAAGCAATTCCGTTGTCGTCACCAGCCGCTGACCCAACAGAGGCAACAAACACAAAAAGAATACCCATTGTTCCCAATCCTGCAATACCGCTTATTGCCGCATCATTTGACCTTGTGTTATTTCTCACATTGGCATTTGCCACTGACGGGTTATAGGATGTGATTGTTGATGGGGTAGCTCGTTTTGTGGTTTTAAATAACCAAGTGTTCCCACGACACGCATTACCAGCAACAGTTATTTGGCCTACTCTTAGTGCATTTGCTGCCCCACCATTTTGAACAGGGGCAGATCCAATTGGGAATGTAGATTCATAATACCTCTGACACAACTGCAACTCAGTCCCATAAGGTCTGACATCAAAGCTCGTTGCTGTTGAGCCTTTTTCAAGTTGAACGCCTGTGATGTACCAAGTAGCGCCGTTTGTTGCAAGAACTTGTGTAGCACCTGTTGATGACCAAAAATTAGAGGTTGACCAAGCACCAGCAGTTCCCGAAACTGTAGCCCCAACGCCTAAACCAAAAACTACTTGCATAGCACGACCATTAGTTGTCAGCCATGTACCACTTGTTGCGCCAGTAATAGTTACTGATTTCTGTTCCCAAGTATTTGCAGAACTGATTGTGTAACTAAATGGGTAGTTGTAATTACCATCATTATTTCTTAATGAGCCACCAAAAGTTCCTGTTAATGAACTACGCACCCAAAAGGATAAAGTAACTGTAGCCGCTGATGCTGTACCCCAAGCAAAGTCAGCCATGTTGTAGCCTTCAATTCTTTGGACTACTCCAAATACTTGGCTAGTGGTAATAGTGGTAGCCGCAGTTGAGGTAACACCAAGATAATCAGAAAATCCCGCTGGTGCGCTAACACCAGAAATAGTTTGTTCAATCGTACACTTGCTTGCTTGGTCTGCAATATAAACCCAGCGGTCTAATGTGTATTGTTGGTCAGCGGGAGTAACACTTGCCCCCGCATTCCTTTGGTCAATCACCATTGCACCATTGATGATGCGGTTCTTGAAGCCCATTGTGTATGAGCCAGCAGCGATTGGTTGTACTGATGTGTCTGGGAAGGTGACCCCGGTTGTTCCGCCGATTGTTGTTGTCATGGTTGAACCTCTTGAGTTTGTGTCGCCTCTGCCAGTGCTTCAGCTTGCTGTGCCGCTACTGCCGCATCGTATTCAGCTTGTTCTTCTGGCGTGTACTCCACTTGAGTGACTTCGCCTGTTTCGCAATTAACTACGGTTCTGTGTGTCATGGTGTTACTCGTACAAGATATTGATGGAGCCAAGGTCAAAAGTATCCGTTGAATTTGTGGTAATACGAACAGCGGTAAGTGCAGCACCAAGAGGAATAGAGCCACCTGATGTTCGAACACCAGCAGCATTGCTATTTCCAAGAACTGCTGATTGCGCCCATGTATTGCCAGTCACATTATCAATTACTATGTTTCCATGCCAGACAGATGCGGCAGCGTTACTAATTACTACTTTATACCCAGTAGTAAAATTTTCAACTGTTCCACTTTGAACGGAACAAGAACCTAAATAACCAGATGTTGTATAGGTCGGAGTTGCGCCAGTACCAAGTTGAACAATTACATCTGCCGTTGCTGATGTTGATATGCCGTTAAACATCACAGTGATGCGCTTTACCCATGACGGGATAGAAATAAAGTCAATGCTTGCACTTGCGGGGCTAGTTGGGTTACTAACAGCAGTGCGAGAGGTAATTACGCTGGATGCCATTGAACTCACCACCGCACCCGTAATTGTCGGACTGGTCAGCGTTTTATTTGTTAACGTCTGTGTTGCATCTGTACCTGCCAAAGTTGTGGTGGCTGTTGGCAAAGTCAGCGTGTAATTACTGTTCGTATCGGGTGCGGCAATGGTCAGCGTACCTGTGCCGCTGGCGTTACCTTGAATGGTTACTAAGCTCATGTGTTCTCCTTAAATATCAAACCACAGTCCACACAGAGCCTGTGGGAACTGTAACCGCGATACCGGAATTGATTGAAACTGGGCCAAACGTACCTGCGTTCTTGCCCGTGGGGATGGTGTAGTTGGCTGTGACTGTCTGGTCATTCTCAAAGAAAATCTGGTCGCTACCACCACCTGATGCACCGCCGCCACCACCAGCAACCTTAATGAAATCATTAGCAGATGAATCCCACGCGACAAGGGCAGAGCTTCCCGCCTCAATCTCTACGCCGGTAGTGTACGAGCTTGATGTGCCACCACGAATATAAATTGAACTAGCGTCGGTACAGTTGTTGATGACAACGTATGTTTTGCTCTGCTGTGGGGCGTAGATGTACCGAGTTGTTGCTGGTGTACCTGTGGTAATCAGGATGGCGTACCGAGCCGCATTGGTTGAAGCCGCCGCTGTGTCACCGGGGACTGTTGTGGAGAGCGTCCAGTCACCAGCAGTCACGCTGTAAGTTTGGTAGCCAGCAATTGCATTCTCAACGAACTGCGTGAGCGTAGAGTTGACCGTATTCCCCCACGTATTGGTGAGTTCTCCGGTTATTGGTTGAACCAGCTTTAGCAGGTCGGTATATGCTGATGGCATGTTTAAACTCCTTTTTGCATTCTATTTCTTTATCAGACAACAGTCCATACCGACCCCGTCGGAACAGTCACCGTGATACCTGAAGCTATAGAAACTGGCCCTGCGCTGATTGCGTTTCTGCCTGTGTTAATGGTTGAGCTGACATTGATTTCAATATCGTTTTCCGTGTAGCCCTCTCCACCAACAACAGACCGGCCTGCGGGGTAAGTCACAAACACATCTTTTGTACCCGCGCTGAAATTCACCAAGCTCCCCGAGTTGCTGGAGGCTAATACAGCCGTGCGAGCCAAAGTCGTGCCAGAGGACGTATATGTGCCAATACCCACTTCCCATTCAGACGTGCCTTGACCAGCAATTGTGTAATACGTTGTATTACCGTTTCCAACGACAGAGAAAGACTGAAAGCCCGTCACGGCTCCGGCAAGCGTGATTGTGCCTGTACCAGCGGTGGTAGTAGTTTCCCGAACGCGATCAGCTAAAACCAATGCCATGTCTTACTCTCAGGTTGTCCCAATCTTTGTCCAAGTATTGGGGTTGCTGGTGTTGATCTCTGCCCAGTCAGCGGACTCTGCGGTGTTTAGATTTGCCCAGCCCGCACTTTGGGCTGCGTTGATTGTCGCCCAAGTTGTGCTTTCTGAGGAGTCTATGTTTGCCCAGTTTGCGGTCTGACTGTCGTTGATGAGTTCCCACAAGAATCGGGCAAAGAACGAGTCCGATGCCGTGATGGTTTCTTGGATGGCGCACAGGAAGACCTGCGTTACCACCGCCCCGTCGATAACTGACCCAAATTCTTCAACAAGCACCGCAAAAGTGGCAAACGCTTCCATTGCGTCCGTAGCCACGGAAGATTCGGTGACACTGTTCAAGAACAATAAACCGCCAACAATGTCATCTGTTGCCGTAGCCGTTTCATCCACATTGCCAGTGAATGCAAATGAGCTAGACACATCATCTGTCGCTGTTACTGATTCTGCAATCTGCGGGGCGTAAATAGGTGTAGACGAATCAGAATCCGTCACTGTCGCTGTCTCTGCTACGTTTGTAGCAAAAGTTTGAGCCGCAGAACCTGAATCCGTCACTGTCGATGTTTCGTTAATCGTTACTGGGAACACCGCATTCGCTGAGATTGAATCCGTTGCCGCCGATGTCTCAGATACTGCGGAACCAATAATGTATGAAGAAGCTATGCTGTCCGTGGCAGTTGCGCTCTCAGACACGGTGACACCAAAATCTTGTTTACCGGAAACAGAATCCGTTGCCGTTGATGTCTCAGCCACGTTGGAGATGAAGCTCGCCGCAGCAGACAAAGAGTCTGTTGCCGTGATTGTTTCTGACACAGCCGTAACAAAATCTTGTGTCGATGATATTGCGTCGGTTGCAGTTGCCGCCTCAGACACCACACTTTGGAAAACAACTGAGGAAGATATAGAGTCCGTTGTTGTTGCTGACTCCAACACCGCTGACAAATACGTCAGAAGTGATGAAACTGCATCAGATGCGGTGGCTGTCTCGGATACTGCCGATACAAATACTTGGATCGCAGATATGGCGTCCGTCGCCGTCACTGCCTCAGATATATCTGTTACAAAAGTCTGTAAGGCTGAGAGCGTATCTGTAGCCGTCACTGCCTCAGATATATCTGTTACAAAAGTCTGTAAGGCTGAGAGCGTATCTGTAGCCGTGGCAGACTCAGAAATATTTGTGGGGAATGTCGCCGCAGCCGAAATGGAGTCTGTAGCCGTTGATGTCTCAGAAACTGCCGCCAAAAATGTCAGTAAAGACGAGATTGCATCAGATGCGGTAGCGGTCTCGGATACAGACGAATTAAAAATTAAAAGCGAAGATATGCTATCCGTCGCTGTGGCTGATTCAGATACTGAGGCAGCAAATGTGTTACCACTAAGCGACGAAAACGGGGCTTGTGAGAATGCTAGAAATCCAAACACTCGTCATGCCCTGCTCATATTAGCCTGCGATCAAATCAAGCTCAGCAAACCAACGCTGTTGGGTTTTCCCATCAACATCTGTCCACTCAATCAGATAAGACACGTTGCCATCTTCATCCATACGCATCGCAAGCACTGGGCCTTGGGGTACGACGCCGTTTAATTTAACGACATCGCCTTTTTTAAATGTTGCCATGATTAACCTGCCAAACTGAGTGTGTAAGTGACATTGAGTGTGTCGCCTGAAACAACAGAACGATCACCCGGCGAAGTGAAATCAGATGCTGAGTACAGAACACCAGTTGAGCCGCCCTTAGTGTTGTCGCTTACCAAAAAAGCTCCGCCAATTGTTGCTGTGGCGTTGATGCTGTAAACAGCGGGGGAAGCTGAGTTGGTAGCTACAGATGGGTTGGCTGTGGTTGGTGTAGCAAATGTACAAGCTGGGCGTGTTGCCTGACTGTATCCAGTCTCTTCTGTCCAGCTACTGTGCGAAGCCATAGTGTTGCCAGCCGCAGGACTGTTACTCGCGCCCGAGCCGTACAAACCAATGTACCAAGCGGCTGTATAGGCGCTGCCCAGAAAATACTTGTTGTTCATGTCTTGCAAACCGCCATTGACAACCAGATTGGGGCATTGGGCTTCCCACTTTAGATTTCCGTCTTTGTCAAAGCACTGCATGGTGTAAACACCCTTGGCAGTAGCCGCCTCACCTGATTGCAAGGTTTTTGTGATTGCACTGCCGATAGTATCGGCGGCTTGGGATTTTTCGATTGCTGACATTTGTTACTCCTTAAACAAGTCGAATGAGTGCTGATGTGCTGGTGTTTGCAGGCATCGTCACAGTGAAGGTATTGCTGGATGTTTTGTCGTTACCAAAATCAAGTACACAGATTGCGCCGTTTGCTCCGGCTTTGTAAATCAACGCTCCACGCGCAGTGATCTGCCCCGTCCATGCTGGAGAAGAAAACGACACATACGTAACGCTGCCAGCGGCAGTTGGCTCCGATGAGACTGTTGCCGTTACGGCCAAACCGCCCGCTACATAGTCGCCGCCAGAAGCCTCGCCAGTGGTTGTGTACTCAGTCGTTGTTTGATCCAGCGTTGCATTATTTGTGTACAGCGCCAAATAAAACGTATCCGAGGTCAAGTTAATTGACCCATCCGCCAACCCTGACCGCAGCGTATTGCAAGAGAAGTTTCCTGTGAACGCCATTAACGTACCCCATTATTCTGAGGAAGCGGCGGCATTCTGAACTGTCCGCTACGGTAAGCATCTTGCCTCTCAAGACCGTCACCCATGCGTTGAGCCAGAGCCAAAGCCTCTTTGTACTTGGCATCGTAAAACGCCATGATGTCAGGCTCACCCTTCATGTATGTGTAAGCCTCCACAATTGAGCCATACAACAACACAGAATCAAAGTTGTCACCCAGCCATGTTGTGGTTGCCGTGACGATTGACTCGGGGTAATAGTAATAATGCAATTCAACATCGTAAGCTGCATCAGGGGTCGGGCCAAGAATAAAACTCAACTCATTTGTGGTGACGGGGGTTGGCCCATTTGTGGTGGTTGGGCCAAACAGTGCGTAGTACTTCGGAATCGCGGTATCGGTTGGTTTTGGATACGCCTGACGGATGAAGTTCACATCTTTGTTCAACAGGTACTCGTAATTGCCGTCCGCATCAATTACCGCCAACGAAAATGTTGACAGGAAATCGCTTGGACAAGACAAGTATTTGTTGTTGGTTACCGTGACACCAGTGACATTTTTTCTGATGGATGGAAACTGAACCGTGTTGTAAATGCGTTGCTCCGCCTGCTCAATAAAAGTATTGATAGGCGCAGGATTGGTCGAATAGCTAAAGCTATTTTCTGTGTAATCCTGAATTGCAGTTACAAGCTCGGAGTAGTTCACGCCATTGGCCCCCGCGCCATCACGCCTTTAGTAGCCGCGCCAGTGCCACGGATTTTGATACCAGTGGTTTTGGTAGGCTTGTAGTCATTGCTGTGAGCATTTGCCTCAGAGACGTTTAGGTCTTTCATGTATTTTTTATTGTCAGCCTCGCCAACAACAACGCTTGGAACTATTTTTGGTTTTTTGTAATCAACCATCTTAGCCTCCGCGACCAGAAGAGCGTTGGTTCATGACCTTCGCCATGTTGCGACCATACTTGAGCATGTTGGCGTTTGTTTTGCCGCCAGCCGCCATTTTGTGCATACGCTTTTCGTGGGACTTAACTGCTTTGCCCGCGATCTTTTTTACCTGCTTCGTGTCCATGTTTAAACTCCTAAGTTACGCTTACCGTGACTGTACCAAGTTCCACCGCTAAAACCAAATTATTTGGAGTCAAAGCAGCATCAAAAAACGCCGCCCCACCCACTGGGTTCCAGCCCCACTGAAAGATTCGACTACCACCCTCCACTGTCCCAGTACCCAATGGGCCTGTACCAGTTGGGACAATCTGCAACCCGCTTGTTCCTGACAACACATAGCTGCGGTCAGGACGAGGATTCCTTAAAGCCTGTGGGTCGTCCACCGGAAACATACCCAACTGCAACTGCGGTTGGTCAGGATCCCAACAGGCCGGGCAAACCAACAGGTTGTAGTTCTTGGTCTTGATGATCTCCGTCTTCAAGATGTTGAGCTTGAACCGCTGATCGCAGCGATCACACTGCGCAATCGCGTGCTTACCACTGGCAAACCTGTTGCCCACTGTTACCTCCCAATGTAGGTTTGGCGGGGAACAAGCCTCAAGGCAGCTTTCTCATGGTCTTCGTACGCCGCAAGCTCCCAAGCCTCGTCATACTGCTGTTTCAGAAATCCAAGACGTTCTGCGCCAGTGGGAATCTTTCCGGCGATGTAATACGACAACCCCGCTGCCATACAAGGCAGGAAGCGGAAAGGAACGTCCATGACGTTTACACCCCCACCAGCGTCTTGGGTGCGGCGTAGACGCCAATACACCAATTGGTAGGTCTGTGCGTTGTCCGGTGTGGGCCAGACGGTTACAGCGGGAACCTGCTCCCAATACACGGTCGCATTGTCCGCATGGCTTGCCGCCGTGGTGTTTTGCTGCCCACGGAAGCAGTTGTACAGGACATTCCCGTCAATGTATCCATAGTTGATGATCTCATTGTCAATCTTGACAAACCCGGCGGCTGGAAGCCCCACCACGGAGTCCAACGTAATCTGGGTAACTGTGCTGTTAATTGCACCGTCTAGGGTTAACCCTGTCGTTGATGTTTGCCCGTTGTAGCGTTGAATCCAAATCTGAATGGGTCTGGCCTGCGTAATCTTGTTGGGGATTGTGGCGTAGGTAGAAACGCTGATACGAGTGATGGTCAAATCAGCCTGAGTTGAAGCCACGTTCGCGCCAGTACGGATGACATGCTCCAACAGGTCAATGGTGTCGTTGGGCAGGGGGTAGGTGTTCTGACCCTGAACCAAGTCAATTGTGCCAGTCTCAATTGTCCACAGATTGATGCCACGGTTGGCCCAATCAGCAAACATGATGTTTAAACTGCGTCTGGCTGTGCGTAGGTCATAGCCGGTACGCAACTCACCACCGGCGCGTTCAAACGCTTCCTCGACCAACTCGGTGAGGTCTAGGTTAAAGCTTGATGCACCAGAGGTATTTGCCATTATCTAAACCCTGCTGTTTTCTTTGCAATATTCTTTGGTTGTGCCACGAACTGTTTTCCCTTGGCCTTGCCCGCCCGCTTTGCACGGGTTGTAGCGGCATACTCCGCTGGGCTTAGACTTTTGATCGCGGCCTCTGGGAGATACCGCTCACCCGTTTTGGATGAGGGTTTACCCGACTTGGTACGCCATTTCTGGTCGCCCCAAGATTTAAGGGATTGTTGTGGCGCTTTAAGAGACATTTTCTACCTCTTGTATTTTGGCAGAGATTAAATAGTCTTTTGCTTTTTGCAGCAAATGCTCACTGTCCCCCAATAACCCA